GGCTCTTGTCCAGCGTGCCGTCCGGACGAGTGTAGTAAATGCGCGCCTTGTCGAACTTGCGTATGACCTCGACCATGCGGCTGCGCGTCCAGCTTTGTTGCTCGCTGTATGGCAGATCGATTAGGCTGTTGCTGCCGCCAGTGATGACGGCAATGCCCTTGTCGGGTGCGTCCTCGATCCGCAGCGCACGCGCCGGCGCCGGCCGGATGTTGGGAAATACGACAGGCCTGACAACGGTTTCAAAGCCCATCACACCGCTTCCAGATTGTAGCCGGTCGGAATTTTAACGTCGGTCACCTGGATGTCGTAGGGCGTGGCGAATTCGCGCGTCATGCTTTTCAACTTGAAGGTCGCCTTGGTCTCGACCAGCTTCAGCGCGTTGCTGGCATCCTGGCTGCGCGCCGCCAGCATTTTCGCGGCGTAGTCCTCGCCAAACATCACTCCGGCATCTGCCCACCCGGCGAAGCCCTGGAAGCCGCCGGTATACGAGCCGTGAAAGGCAGCGTCGTATTGATCGGCGGCAGGGTTCTCAACCACCAATGGCTGGTCGATCACATCCTCGGCGCGCATCGGCACCATGAAATTAAGGCCGTCGTCGTCCGGGTCGGCGTTCGGCGGCGCATAGCCGACCGAGGTGTCGAACAAAACGATGCGGCCGGTAAATTGCTGATAGTCGGCCCCGGTATAGTCCTCGGTGCAGTAGGTCGGCTCGCCACCGGCGGCGATCTGCGAACCACCGCGCCCAATGGCGCAGCCGATCCGCACCTCGCAATTGATGCGGCCATCCGAGCCGTCGAGCGCCAGCGTGTAACCAATGATCTTGCCGGTCGCCTCGCCGATGCGCGGCTCGATGATAAACGCATTCTTGCGCAGGGTTATTTCCGGCATCCGCTCGAGCTTCGGCGCGAATGATATCTCCACCACGCGCGAGCGTTTCAGCAGATGCGTCCGCGCCAGCGAAATCAGGTGCTCGATACTTTGGTTGCCGCGCTCGGTCGCGATGTACGACCGCCGCCGGGGATCGCCGATCGGTGGCGTGCCGTCGATTGCCTCGCTCAGGTTGACCGACTTGATGCCGTCGAGGCGCAGCGCCTCGCCGTCCTCCGGATCGGTCAGGATATGCTGCACGTCGGCAGTCAGCGAAATCGACACCAACTCGGTGCAGGGACGCTCGGCGGTATAGGCCGCCTGCAAGGTGACCACGGTGTGATGCAGCGGCAAAACAGACTTGACGATGGTGTAGCTGGAATTGAACGAGGCCGGATACATACCCAGCTCGTCTTCCGCGTACGTGGTCTGCGACGTGTTGTCGGTGACGATGCCTCCATACATCAGCGAGCCGGGTGGCTGCATCCGCATTTCGGTTTGGCTAAACGAAGAGCTAACGCTTGTGGTTTCGCCATCCCACCAATTGACGTTCACCGTGGAGCTGTCTTGTGTGGTCACCGTCTCGTTGCCGAACAAATCCCAGGCCGACGCATCGCCAACAGACCAGCCGTCGCCAAGACCGGCCCCGGCCTTCGGCCAACTGCCGGCGTCAAGCGTGAACGAGGTGATAACGCCGGACGCCGTCGTATGCGCCTCGACAAACTTGGGCCAGTTCGATGTTAGATATTTCGTCAGATCGACAGTGCCGTAAGCTTGCTGCGTCCAATTAAACTCCGCGCTGAGATCGACGCGCGCCAATGGTCCGCTGGTCAGCGTCAAGGCAAGCCCGTCGTAAAGCAGTTTGCCTGCTTCCGACGCGCCGTCGAACTCGACCAGGCCGTCCTCACCGACGATCTCGTCGGACACCGTCAGCACATGCGTCTCGCGGTCGTAATGCCAGATCTTGCTGTAGCCCTCCAGCACCACCTCGGGGTCGTCGCGCCGCTCCGGATCGATCACCAGCTCGTCGTAGAACGGCAACACCTTGAGCGTCTCGGCGAGTGTTTGCTTTTGCTCCACCACGTCAAACGGCCGGGCGATGAATTCCAATGTCACCAGTTCCTCGAAGATCGATGTCGGCACGCCGACCAGCCGCCCGCGAAACTTAAACAGCGCGGTGCCGCAGTCGAGCGCGAACCAACACCAGATCTTGCGGCCAGGCCCGAGCAGGCCGATCGGGTTGCCGGAAACATTGCGCGGACGCCGCACCACCGCGGTCAAGCTCGCAGGGTCGCCCTCGCTCTGCTCGCAAGTAAACGAGAACACGCTTTCGTCCCAGCGCATATGTTCTGAGCCGAACGTCGTCTCGCTGGCGTCGATCCAAGCAAAATACGGCTGGCCTGCGGCCATTAGCTGATCGCCCGCTGTTCGGCTTCAAGCTGCCACGCCACCTCGGCGGCCCACTCGTCGCGGCTGGTGTTCCACGCCGTCACCTTGGCCAGGATCGTTAGTTGGCCGTCGGTGGTATCAGGAACGCCGAGGCCGGGAATGCAAACGATGGTGACATCCTGGCCCGGCCAGATGCCGGTCAGTTGCGGCGCCTCATGGTCGGTGCAGGAAATGCTGACCTTGTATTGCCGGAACTGCGCCAACGAAATATCCGCAAGCATTCCCCGGCAGTCGCGCGCCAGCGCCGCGGCCTGCTCGATCGGCTCAAGCGTCATGGTGATGCCGCGCACCGCATACTGGCTGAAATCAATGTCATCGATGGCAAGCAGCGTATAGGCCGGCATCAGGAATACCGCGACGGCTTGCGGCCACCGGATCGCACTTGCGCGAGGCCCGCGGCCTTGCGCAGTTCATCGACCACCGAGCCAGGCGCGCGCAGACCGCCGATCGGCGGCAGGCCGGGAAACGCAATCGTGACGTGGCTCATGCCATTGACGCCGCCGCCGGCGAATGCCGGGATCGCCGCAGGCCCGACCAGACCGCCCAGTGCAAAGCCGCCGAGGCGATCAAGCACACCGGAAAGATTGCCGCCCGAGCGCCGCAGTGCTTCCAGCAGCGAAAGAACGCCCGGCTGACGCACCGCACGCGCCGGCATGACATGCTCGCCGCGCGACAGCCAAGCCAAATTGCTGTCCGACGTGCCGGTGCCGCGGCCGCCCATGAGACCGCCGCCGGCAAGGCGCGGCTCGCCGCCCCCACCGCCGCCCGCGGCGTTCATCTTTTGGATCGTTGACAGAGCTTGCTCAAGCTTGGTGTTCAGTTGATCGACGTTGCCGCTGGCACCCTGAATGCCCGACGAGACCCCGCCCCACGCCTGGGCCTGGTTACTTATCAAGGTCGCGCCCGCCTGCGTCGCGGCGTTGACCTTGTCGATGCCGGCCGCCGCCGCGTTCATCGCTGCAACGAGTTGCTCCTGGCCGAAATTGCTGTGTGAGAACCGATCCCACGCCGCCGCCATTTTACTGATCGACTGCTCGACACTGTTGGCGGTGTTGGCCTGGGATTGCGTCAGCCCCTGGCTTTTCGCAATCAACTCATCGATGGCGATGCCGCCGGTTCGCAGCGCCTGCACCACCTCGGTGCCGAGCTTGTCGCCAAGTATTCCCAGGATGGCATTGTTGCGCTGTATCGTATCCGGCATTTGCTGCGCGGCAGACACCACGCTTTGCAATGCGGTCGCAGCGTTGGGCGCCTCGCTGGCGATACGCTGCAACGCCATCGTGACAAACCGCGCGCGCTCGCCTTCGCTTCCAAGCCGAGCCAATTCGTTGGCGATCTGCGGGATTGCCTTGGTGGCGTTGCCAGCCCATTGCACCATGCTTTCGAACAGCGGCGTCACCCGGTCATCGAACGGCTGGCCGAGTTGCTGCAAGCCCACTCGCGCCGCGTCGGCGGCAGGGCCAATGCCCGCGGCCAATGTCCGCAACGTCCGCAGATGTTCCTCGCCCGGCCCCCAACCCAAAGCCATGTTGGCTTGTGCCTTGGTGACCGCCTGCGACACCCGTTCAAGATTGAGGCGGTCAATCTCGGATTTGAGCCGTTCCAATCCCGCGCTGAATGCGTCTGCTGAAATCCCAGCCCGGCCGAACGCCTCGCGCAACTTGCTGAATTGCTCGATGGTGAGGCCGAGCTTGATCGCCTGAGCGTCGATCTTCGAAATAGCCGCGGCCGCCTGGAGCGCCGAGTTAGCCAAGGCGACAAGCCCCGACACCAGCACAGCAATAACACCAAGCGGACCCAGCGCCACAAGCAAAGCCCGCACTGAAATGCCCAGCTTGATGAATGCGCCTTCGACCGACGCCACCACCATCGCCAACTTTTCGAGCTTGGCGGTGTCTGATAGCGCCTTCTTTACCTTTTCGAGTTCTTCCGCCGCGAGCTTAGCGCCGGCCAGTTTCTTCTCGATGACGCCAGGATCGAGCTTGTCGAAACCGCCGGCCTCACCGGCCGCCTTGGCGATATCGGTGAACGCCTTCTGTCCAGCCTTGCCAATGTTCTCAAGCTGCTTCTCGATCTCCTTGCCGCCTTCAAGGGCAATTTGAACCGAAAGCATTGCAGCCATTAGTTGCTATCCTTAAACCTTCTGAGGAACGCTTCGCCGATCTTTTCGGCGTTCTTTTCGATGATCTCGTTGAGGTGGAATTTCTTAGGGATCACAACGCGCGGCACGCCGATGTACAGCGGCTTGCGATTGCGGTCCTTGTCGTTAGCGTCGAACGCCAGCGGCACGCCCTTAACGGTGGCGAATGTTAGTTTCTTATCTGACCGCATGTTCTTGCGCCGCTCGCCGCCAAGGCGAGCTATGCCCTTTCGCGCCGGTATCCACATCAGCGGATGACCTTCGATGGTCATCCCTTCTTGGAATACGTTGGCGATGCCATAGCGATGAGAGAAAAAACTCATCGCCGACATCGACGGCACGCCGTCCACGGTCTGGCCCTTGATGTGGTACTTAAAGCCGCTCTGCCATTGGGCGTGCCTGAAGCCCGGCCCGGCCGCGCCAATGTCGGCGCGGCCTTCATCGACGGCCTTCTCGCTTACGTCTTTAAGTGCTTCCACGGCAGCGGTGGCGATCGGCAACCTTTTCTCAATAAACAGTTGCGAAAGCTTCTGCCGATCGTAGTTGATGCGAACCTTCAGCGCCACTCGGTCAATTCCTTCAGCGTCTTATTGATGGTGGCGCCGTCGCCCTGCGCGCCGACCGCCGCGATGTGCAGCCGCGTTGCCTGGTCGAGCTTGTCGAGCTTGGCGCTGAAATCCAGATAGGCAGCAATCTGCCGCGGCGTCAGGCTCATTGCATAGTCGGCGGCAAATCCGCGGCGGACGAGTGCGGTGATGCCGATGGCGATTTCTTCAAGCGGACGCGCACGATCGGCTCGGCGCTGGGGCCGGTCATGGCTGCCGTTACCATGTCCATGACGGCCCCTATTCCGTTTGGGAATGTCAGCCCGAGAATGGCCGTCAGCAGTTTGATCTGGTCCTCGATCAGCAGCGCGGCGGCAACCTGTTCGGCCTTCTCGTCGCCGAGATGATCGCAGCCGGCGGCAATGATAGGGCCAATCGCCGCGCCGAACTGCGCGACCAGTTTCGGCACCAGGTTGTCGCCGCCGCCGAGCAGCAACACCATTTCAGGGAACCGCGAGACGATGGCGGCGATGGCGTTGGCGTGCAATCCCCGCACCACCAGGCGCTGGCCATTGGCGAGCTTGACCGGCGCGACCGAGGTGGCCGGCGCGATGTCCAGCAGATCCATCACGGCCCCACGAAGTCGGGATCGGTCACGGTGATCTTGCCGAACGAGCCATCGGTGTCGTCCTTCATCACCTCGGCTTCCAGTTCGATCACGCTAAACTCGTCCTGGTCGGTGATGAAAGAGAAGTCGCCGGACGGCACGAACGAAACCATGCCGGTCCAATCAACCTTCTGGCCGATGTCGTTGCTGCCTGTGACCGTCAACTCACCGACGAACTCGATCTTTTTCAATGCGGATATTTCGACGGCGCCCGACGTTGGCGTGCCCAATTCGCCGAGCATAAAGATCGCCAGGTTCTCGGCGGTAATTTCGTCCAGCGTCAGTTTGATGGTAGCGCCGACCTGGGTGACCGCCGTGAAGTCTTTTGTCTTCACGCCCTCGCGGCTGGAGAAGTGTTCAAGTTTCTCGATCGTCGGCGTATAGACGAAGCTCGGCGCATTGCCGAGATCAACAGCCGTGCCGGCGCTTCCCTCCTCCTTGAATGTAACGATGCCTTTTCCGATGTGATAATTCTGGACGCTCGGTGACGTGGCCATAGTTGCTCCTTTAAAGCTCGTCGGGTTTCAGCGCGTACTTGAACAAGAACCTGGCCAGCAGCGAGCCGGTCAGCGAGCGGCCATCGCCGAAGTCGGTCTGGCAGCCGAGGTAGCGGATCGCGCCGTTGCCGTTGCGTCCGGTCTTCACAATCGTTTCATTCAGCGCGGTGTCGGTCAGCACGCGCTTAATCAGTTCGCGGCGCAGCGTCGTCAGGTCCGAGCCAGCTTCGGCTGACTGCTGTGCCAGCACGATCTCCGGCGTCATCGTCACCATCGTCGGCCGGTAGGGCTGACGCATCGACGCATCGGAAGCGTCGTCCGTATCCTCGTCGCCATCGAACAAGATCGCCGCCGGCAACTGATCTTCGGTTATGTCGCCGTTGTTGCGTTGCGCCGAACGGACATTCGGGATGGTCGCCAGGATCGCGTGCAGCCGTACCAGGATATCCTCGCGGACATCAGCCAACGTCGGCCGCCTTCAGTAAGAACCGCACCTCGCCGGCATCCTCGCCGTTCGGGTTGCCGCGCAGTTCGTATGACCGCACCGTCCATGTGCGGCCGTTGAAACTTAAGCTCGCGTCGATGTAGTCGTCTCGCGCGATGCCGGCCGCAGTCAGTTCCGGAATGCGGGCATAGGCGCCCGGCCCGACGCTGCGCACCTCGCCATTGCCGCCCTGGTTGCTGCCTGGCCTGGTGCCGGTCTGATTGGTGACCGGCCTGGTGTCATCGATCACGGTGATGGCAACCGCGTTGAACGTCGCCGGCACGCCAATCCCGGCATAAACCGGACCATAGAGCGGCGCACCGAAAGCATCAGGCATCAGGCATACTGCCGGCGATAAAGATCGATCGCGTCGGTCACCGACTGCGCCAGCCCGTGCGAGGAATTCAGCGGCTCGGAGTAATAGCCGACGCGGGTTGTGTCGTGGCCGATCTCGCGCACCGATGGATCGCGGCCCGAATAGGCGCGGCGTTGCCGCACCGCCTCGATCACCGCGCTCTGCAAGGTTGCCGGCGCGTCATCCGGCAGGTTGTAGCCGCCGGAATAGTTGGCGACGATGCGGCCGGACCAAAGCCCCGTGCGTGGCCACAGCAAGCCGCTGGCGCTATTGAGATCGTAGTCGGCCGGGTCGATGGCGGCGCCGTTGCATGTTAACGTAGTGATCTCGGTCACCGGGTATTGCATCAGCACCAGCGGGATCGGCTGCGGCCCGCCGTGCGGACACATCCGCGCGCCGGCATTGAAAGCGAATGTTTCTTCCACCGTGATCAACGCAAAGATGCGATCGCAATATTCAGCGATCTGATCCGACAGCCGGGTGATGCGCGCCTGCAAGGCCGGATCTTCGGCGGTCCCGGTAATGCCAAGCTCAAGCTTCAGATCATCCAGCGTGATCAGGTCGGTTTCCAGATCAGCCGGCAGCGTCGCCATCAGAAAGTTGTGGCCCCATGCGCCACTCATCGTGTCACCAGCGCGATCGAGCGTTGCGTGCCATC